TTCCGGCAAGGAAGAAGCAGCCGGCAACCGATAAGGATAACCCTGTCGTGAAAGTATCAACAGACGCTTACAACGCACTGGTTGAAATCTACAATGAATCAACCATATCAATGAAAGATATTGCAAGTTTGTTGATCGTTGAGGGAAGCAAACATGTGGTTTATGACAAGGAGGAATAGCAATGGCAACACCAGTATTGATTATTGGAAAATCTGGATCCGGAAAAAGTACTAGTCTTAGAAACTGTCAAAACAAAAACTGGAACCTTATCAGAGTATTAAACAAGCCACTCCCATTCAAGGGGAAAATTGACGGATGGTTTACAGATGATTACCAGCAGGTTATGAAATGCCTAATTGCATCAAAAGCGGATTCTATTGTGATTGATGATGCTGGATATCTTATCACCAACCACTTTATGAGAGGACATGCTTCTGCCGGAAAAGGTAATGCAGTATTTTCACTTTACAATGACATTGGTGATTATTTCTGGAATCTGATTCAGTTCATTGTGACAAAGGTTCCGGAAAGCAAAGTCGTATATCTTATGATGCACGAAGATAAGGATGATTCTGGAGACGTAAAACCAAAGACAATAGGAAAGCTTTTGGATGAAAAAGTTTGCGTAGAGGGCATGTTTACAATAGTTCTCCGCTGCATTGAAGAAAGTGGAAAACATTTATTTGTCACTCAGGCAAGTCAGGGAGCTGTCAGCAAATCACCAATTGGTATGTTTGATTCACTGACCATAGACAATGATCTGGCAGCAGTAGACAAGATTATTAGAGATTATTACGAATTAGGAGGAGCAGACAATGCAGAAACCAAATAGCTATGATACAACACAGGCAGCAGGAGAATTTGAACCTATTACACTCGGCGGACACAAGATGGTAATTAAGCAGGTATCAGAGAAAAAATCCCAGGGCGGACTTGATATGCTTGTTATCTTGTTTGATTTTGCCGACGGTGACGAACAGGCTGGATATTTTATGAAGCAGTTCGAAAATGATATCCGTCCAGACAAGAAATATCCGAATGCCGGTACTAACTATATGATTATTGATGAAAACGTTGATTATGGCGTTCGCAATCTCAAGACTTTTATTACTTGCGTGGAAAAATCCAACCCTGGATTTGCCGTTAAATGGGGTGACAATTTCGGGCAGCAGTTCAAGAGTAAACTGATCGGCGGTGTCTTTGGGGTTGAAAAAGACTGGTACGATAACAGAGAAATTAATCGTCACAAACTTGCCCGTTTTCGTAGTATTGAAGGAATAAATGATGCTGATATTCCAAAAGAGCGCACCACAAAAGCGTATGACGATCATCTGAAAGAAGAAGCAATCATGGGAGCAAATCCAGCTGGTACGGACTTTATGAATATTCCAGACAGCGTACAGGAAGAACTTCCATTCAATTAAAAGGATGTGTTTTTAATGGTTATACAAGTAGACACAAGGGAGCATAAATCAGAATGGGAGCGGATTCAAAAACAGTTTGACAGCCTTGAAGTACAATATTTCCGATCGAAGTTATACTGCGGAGATTATCAGTCGTTGGATAATGCAAAGCTCTGTATTGACCGTAAAAAGGATTTACAGGAGCTATGTGGAAATGTCTGCCAGCAGCATGAAAGATTCAAAGCAGAGCTTATCAGAGCGCGTGAAGCAGGTATTCAGTTGATTATCCTATGTGAGCATGGACCAGATATTAAATCAGTTGGTGATGTATATTTCTGGGAGAATCCCCGAAAACATAAAGTTATCTGGAGGACGGTAAATGGCAAAAAGGTAAAGACTGTGATATCTGACAAAGCTGTTGATGGCTGTCAACTATACAAATCTCTATGTACGATCAGAGATAAATACGGCGTCCGATTTGAATTCTGTACAAAAGAAGAGACTGGACGGCGAATCGTGGAGTTGTTGTCATGACAAAAGATGAAATCAAGCAATCAGTGAAAATGCCTGAGATTCTTTCTAGATATGGGCTTAAGCCAAATAGAGCCGGTTTTATATGTTGCCCTTTTCACAAGGAAAAGTCAGCGTCATGTAAGATTTACGATGATTCCTTTTACTGTTTTGGCTGCGGAATCGGCGGTGATGTGTTTGATTTCGTGATGCAATATGAATCTGTTCCTTTTAGCACTGCATTCATTGAGCTAGGCGGTACTTATGTATCAAAAAAAGGTAAAAGCCGCAACCAGATTAGACATGAAATGCGAGATATCAAATCAAAAAAATGTAATCCCACTCAGGATCCTAATGAGCTTGAGCAGGTAGAAAAGAACATACTTATGTACGAAACAGCGCTAAAAACCTTTCCTCCTGGTTCAGAAGAGTGGTATATGTGCCAGTTCAACCTTGAAAAAGAAAGAAGCAGATATGAAATATTGTCAGCTAAGGCAGGAGGTGAGAAGCATTCTTGAAAATATTGAAAATTTGCAAGCAAATGATTTTATGCAGAAGCAACTGTATGAAGAACTTTTTTCAATAAAAAGTAAAATCGACCGTTCGGAAGCTAAATTTAAGTTAATGGACAGGGCGAAGAGTGTAAGAGCAAAAAGCATAGCCGAGGAATTCATAAAAGAATTCCAGAAAGCAGAACAGGACAAGGAAAAAGAAGAAAAAGCAAATCGTTCTATGCAGTTAGTTGAAAATATCACAAACTTTTATGAGGATGATATTGGAAAAGAATATCCAAACATGGCTTGTGGCAGCTGGATAGCTACAGAAAACGGAATATTTTCTTCTGAAACATCCAAGGCGAGAGAACTTGTATGCCACCATCCAATCATGCCGATACGTCGACTGAAAAATATTGAGACAGGCGAAGAACAGATCACAGTGGCTTTTAAAAGAGATGGATACTGGACAGAAATAACTGTTCCAAAAATCGACATTGTGACTTCCAGGGCGATAACTAATCTTGCAAGGTTCGGTGTGCAGGTCAACTCGGAGAATGCAAGGCTTCTTGTGAAGTATCTGGCGGACGTTGAAATGTACAATGCCGATATGATCGACATACAGCACTCTACGAGCAAGTTAGGGTGGCATGGCAATGTATTTGTACCTTACGACCTTTCAATCGTCTTTGACGGCGAATACCGCTTTAAAACACTATTTCAGAGTATACAGGAAAGTGGAGACTACTTCAAGTGGGTGACTCTGGCCAAACAGTTACGGTCGTGCGGACGATTAGAACCACGAATAGCACTGGCAGCATCTTTTGCAAGTGTGCTTGTGCAACCACTTGACGCGCTGCCATTCATTGTGGATTTCTACGGACAGACAGGCGGCGGCAAGACAGTAACGATCAACATAGCTGCATCTATCTGGGGAAACCCGTCGCCAGGATCCTACGTTGGGAATTTCCGGTCAACAGATACGTCATTGGAGACAAGGGCAGACATGCTTAATAACTTTCCGATGATCCTCGATGACTCTAAGAACGCTTCTCAATATATTCGGGACAACTACGAAACATTGATTTACAATCTCTGTTCCGGTAAAGGAAAAGGAAGATCAAATAAGGACCTCGGAGCAGCTAAGGAGAATACATGGAGTAATGTAACCATTTGCAACGGTGAGAATCCTATTTCAGAATTTGCAGATTCCGGTGGAGCAATCAACAGAATTATTGAAATTGAGTGCTGCGAAGATATTTATGAGAATCCAGCAGAAATTAATAGCACTGTAATGAAAAATTATGGTTTTGCTGGAAGAGTATTTGTTGGAAATCTTAAAAAATTTACACCGGATGAGCTAAAAGAAATGAAGTCTGAGATTGAAAAGGGTTTTGATGGATATAATTTTCCGGCAAAACAGGTAATGGCTATATCCACGCTCCTACTGGCTGACAAATTAGCTACAGATTTCATATTTAAGGATGGACGTGAGCTGACAGTCGAGGACGTCGTAGATATTCCTACACGCAAGAAAGACGTATCGGAAGGACAGAGATGCTATGAATTTATCATCGAAAGTCTTTCTGTGTACGGGCAGCACTTTGATGCACAATTCAGCTGTGATCAATGGGGATTCAAGGAAACTCCAGATGAGTATGGAGACGTATATGTATACTTTTATCCGAAACCTCTTGAAAATCTCCTAAAGAACAACGGATTCTCCAGAAAGGCCTTTTCAGCATGGGCGATTAATCGAGAATTAATTAAGCATACAGGAAAAAGGGATACGGTAATAAAAAGAGATGGGGGAAGTGTAATGAGACTTGTTGCTGTAAAGATTATTGATATAAAAGATCTTGAAGACGAACAGGAAAATGAGCATGTTGAAGCTGATTTTATACCTGCCAATACTGGAACAAGTGTTCCGTTTTCGTGATTTGTAACCATGTAACCATGTAACCCGCGGAAAAGCATGTGTATAGGGAATAAAAAAATATATAAAAAAATCATATATACATTGCAATCTCCTATAGGAAAACCTTGGTTACATTGGTTACACGGTTACACACCTCTGAAACCCGCATAAAATAAGGGCTTGCGGTGTAACTAAGGTGGTTGAAAAGTTGGTTACACATTGGTTACAAAAATAAAATGGTTACACAAATTAAAAAATAAAATTAAATTGCATGAAAATTCAGATTGTTACAATTGGTTACTAAGGCATAAGGAGTGGTTACAAAAATGGAAAAAGAGAAGCTTAATAAAAAACAGCGGTACGCATTGGACACAATGTTGTCTGGCAGTAATGTTTTCCTTACAGGAGATGCAGGAACAGGTAAAACAACGGTTATCCAAACGTTTATTGATGAGGCGGAAAAAGCTGGTAAAAGTGTTCTGGTATCTGCTACTACCGGAATAGCTGCGGACAATATCGGATATGGAGCGACTACCGTGCATCGTGCATTGAATATCTCAATCAAATTTGAGGATTACAAGAAAAAAGTGAAATCCAGAGCTGAACTGTTGAAGGAAGCGGATATTCTTATTATTGACGAGATCAGCATGTGCCGGTTCGACCTGTTTAATATGATTGCGAAGACGATCATTACAGAAAATGAAGAGAGAGCGGTTGATAGACTTTTGAGCGGAGAGGATAAAGAAGACGTTCAACTGATCGTAATTGGGGATTTTTACCAGCTTCCACCGGTTATCACAACAGATGACCGTAAAATTCTCTGCCGGATGTATGGATCTGATTATGGAAAGGGTGGAAAGTACGAACACGGATATGCTTTCATGTCTGAATACTGGAAAGAAATGGGGTTTGAATATATCAAACTTGATGAGGTATGCAGGCAGAATGATGAGGGATTTAAGTATGTGCTGAATGATATTAAATATGGCAACAATATTAGAAAATCCATTGCATATCTGGAGAATAACGAATCAGACAAGGTTATACCAGAAGCACCATTCCTGGTTGGAACAAATGCTGAAGCTGATCGGATTAATAATACTTTCCTCGGGAAATTGGATAAAAAGACCGAAAAGATATTCCATGCAGCAGTTGACGGAGAATTAACGTCTGCTGATATTAAGAACATTGCATTTTCCAGAGAGGACTTAATTCTTAACATCGGTGCAAAAGTGATGATTACAGTCAATGATCTGTCTGGAAACTACGTCAATGGAACGATTGGCATTATTCAGAAAATTGTGGATAACGGAGAATTTGAAGAATCTTATCTGGTCATCAAGACTGATAAGGGTAAAACAGTTAACTTGTACAGATACAGTAAAGACATTGAGAAACAGGTTATTGAGGAATCCGAACAAGAAAAGGACGGTCAGAAGATCGTGAAAGAGAAGATTGTCCGTAAGAAAGTTGGATCATTCTCTCAGTTCCCGGTAAAACTTGCCTGGGCGATCAGTATTCATAAATCACAAGGACGTACATTTGAAAAAATCAACATTGATCCTTGCTGTTGGGATCCAGGACAGTTCTATGTAGCTGTTTCCCGGGCGAAATCCGCTAATGGCATACATTTTATCAGACCGATAAAACAGAGCTATATAAAGGCGTTTAGCAAAGATAACGAGCGACTTCTTGAACAGAGTTTTGAGACAGAAGAAGGTGTATAAGTATGAGAGTGACGCATGAGCAGATACCGAACACCATAAAGTTTTTACAAATCGACTTTCCGGCACTGGTCCTTCAGACCGCCGGAATAGAAGAAAAGGACGAATACTGGCAGCAGGTAGTTGAGCAGATACACGTTGTATCAGACAAATATAATAAAAACGGCTTTGTGGATCACATGCTTACAGCCTATGCGGATTATCTGGACAAGATGCATAAGAAAGCTAAAAATCTGAACAAGGAGAAAACCAATGAACAAAATGAAGGAGTATGAGCGAGGGAGAGAGGATGGTCTTGATCTGGCACTCAGAATTGTTAGAGATGGCGGTATAGAAGCGCTTGAGAGGGAAATAAAATTTAGAGGCATTACAGGAGTGCATACCTCTTTAGCCAGTAAAGACCTGGATAAGGCAGCGCAGAAAATCAAAGAAATGACACTTGATACATTTACAATCTTTGAGATTCCGCATTAACGATTAAGTGAGGTGTTATTGATGGGAAAATACAATACAGAGCGCAAACACAAAGAGGGACAGGAGATGTATAAAGCGGTATATCACTTTATCTTGAAATATTACCGTAAACACCGCTATATGCCGTCCACAAGAAATATTGCAGATGGATTAGACATTTCAACGGCTACTGCCAGAAAACACTTTAATTTGCTCTTAGACAACGGATTGCTTGTTAGCGAAGATCCGACAGAGCAGAGGGCGTATAGATTGAGTTATTCAAAGGTAGAAACTGGTGTATAAAGAATTGGTCAGAAGATTTGGAGTGTAAATATTATGGATTTAGAACAAAAAGCAATTAAAAGAATACAATTTGCATCTGAATTATCTTTAAAACATTATAATAAGCCTCTTGTGTGTACATATTCCGGTGGGAAAGATTCAGACGTGATGTTAGAACTCTTTCGCAGGAGTGGCATACCATTTGAAGTACATAATAGCCATACTACAGCAGATGCACCGAAAACTGTACGACATATACGAAAAGTATTTAAAAGTTTGGAAGAAAAAGGAATTAAATGCGAAATAGAAATGCCGAAGTATAAAGGCGAACATATCACTATGTGGAAATTAATTCCATTAAAATTGATGCCACCAATAAGACAAGTCCGCTACTGCTGTCAAGTTCTTAAAGAAACAGGGTGTGTAAATAGATATATTGCTACTGGTGTGAGATGGGCTGAAAGCAGGCAGAGAAAAGAAAGAGAAGAATTTGAAAAAATTGGTGAAACAAAGGCAAATAAAGAAAAATTCACATCAATTATGCTAATGAACGACAATGACGCCAATCGCAGAATGAATGAACTTTGTATGCAGAAAAACAAAATGGTTGTCAATCCCATCATTGACTGGAAAGATTCTGATATATGGGAGTTTATTAATTCAGAACATATAGAAACATGTGAGCTGTACAAATGTGGATATGACAGAGTTGGCTGTATCGGATGTCCGCTTGCGTCAAAGAAATGGAGGGAAAAAGAAATGTATGATTTTCCAAAGTACAAGCAAGCCTATATACGTGCTTTTGACAGAATGATTGAGGAACGCAAGCGGCGCGGAAAAGATGTGAAGTGGAGTTGTGGCGAAGAAGTTTATCTATGGTGGATGCAAGACAATAATGTAGTTGGTCAGATGGAATTATCTGATTTTATTGAGTATTAGAATCATGTACTAACTGCACAATAGCGTGTCAGTTGCTTACATGGAGAAAGTGAGGATGGAAATGGATTATAGACACTGTAGATGTGGATGCGGTGGAATTATAGCGCAATACAGTAAATCGAGTGGATTTATCTGTGAGAAATGCAATAAAGAGTATCAATTATCAGAGTTAAATTTTGATTGGATTGCATCAAACAAAAAGACCGGATGGTTGTTTCCGATGTTGAAAAAGGAGGGTAAATAATGAGTGAAATTAAATTCAGCGACGGAATGCCAGAAAGAGAAAGACGTTCCAGAACAAGCATTTATCCAGAAGAATTGTTGGATAAAAAATGTGGTGGCTGTGTGAGATGCCAGTCAAGAAAAAGAAAGGGTGAAACAGGCTATCATTGCACGACACAGCCGTACACCAAAGACATTTCACCAGAAGATAAAGCTTGTGTCATTTACTGGGACAAAGAAGAGGAAAAGAAGTACCAAGCGTTAAAGACGCAGGACGAAGAAAACCGAAGAAAAGAACTCTGGAACATCTATTCAAAGCGAGAACCAATCAAACTCCCTATCATAAATGATGGTTACGGAATAATTCCAGAATGTCCTATTTGTGGAGAAATGCCATATAGCACTAAGCAGTGCCACTGGTGCGGTCAGAGATTCATTCAAGATAAAGAAGTAGAAGAATACGAAAAGCCGCTGACAAAAGAGGTAACTTGCTTTTCATGTGGCAGAAAGGTGATAGCAAATGTAAGCAAGTATAACGGACATATTAGTTATCATTGTCAATGCGGAACAAATTTTATCGAATAAGGAGGGCGAAAAATGAGCTACTGTGACGGGACCTGTAAGCATCTGAACGAAAGAAAACATAAACGCGAACTGACAGGAGAAAAACTCACATACATGAAACAGAGTTGCGGAATCGAGTATTCAGTGCATGAACACAGAGGATTCTGCGAGAAAGATAAGGAGGACACAAAATGTTAATCAGAAGTCAGGATAAAACAGCGCTGGTAAAGTTTGAAAACATTGTAGTTAATCTAAAACTCCCAGATTCATTGAATGTTATATGTTGGAGTTTGCAGGATGCACAGAGAAGTGGAGGATATTTTATTTTAGGAAAATATTCCACCAAAGAAAAAGCCATGAAAGTACTGGACATGATTCAGGAAGCCTATGGAGATTCGGAATACACAAAATATGTAATTCCAGAAGTATGTAGGATATTAAGTATGAAGCAAAAAACGGAAGAAAACAAAGCACATGCGGGAGAACTTGGAGAAATGCTCAAAAATGGAATGACGTTCCAGATGCCAGAGGATAGCGAGGTGGAAGCATGAAGTATAAATGCGTGAAAGCGTTCACGTTAGATACATACGATGGTGATGGATTTTACGTTGACGGATACATGGAAATTGAGGTTGGCGAAGTTTACGAAGTAGGAAATGAAAAAATTATTGATGGAGAAATCCATCTTGACGGAGTAAATGTTAACAGATGGATTGAGATATCACAAGAAATACTAAATGAGCATTTTGAAGAGGTGGTTGTATGAGCAGAGTACGAACCAGATTAGAACAATACAAAGCTGAGATAGAAAAGAAATCACAGTATAAGCATGGGCTTCCAGGGAGTGCGCTGGATATTGTGAATACTCTTCTGAATGATTTGGAACAGGACGAGAAAGAAAACGGTTGGATTCCGGTCAGTGAGAGATTGCCAGAACGTGACTGGTGCCTTGCAGTGTTCAGAGAATTGGATACAGGATATCAATTAATACCAAGGGTTGCAGAGTTTATAAATAGACCGGATGATGAACACGCAACGTCTGATGGTTGGCATATTATAGATTTTTTTGAAGGACCGAAAGAATATATAAAATTGTTAAAGTGCGTTGCATGGATGCCACTTCCAGAACCATATAAGTAGAACTAAATGGGATATTGTAAATTAGACTGCCCGGACGGTGAAACACAGTGCTGCATCTGCTGCACTAAACAGGATTCCTGCCAGTGCAGATGTGACGATATGGACAGTTATGAATATGTGGAGGAATGTCCGGATTATGTAAAACAGGAGGATGCTTATGAGATTAATTGATGCTGATAAATTAAAACACGTAATACATTGTGCATATTCTGATGATTTAGATATTCTTGAAAAGATTGACGAACAGCCGACAGTTTTTGATGTGGATAAGGCTGTGGAGCAGTTGGAAACAAGAAAGACAAGAGCTGCTGCATTACAGAAGGAAAATATATCAGAGTATTTCGAGGGTGAAACTGATGCGTTTGAATTTGCACTTAAAATTGTGAAAGGTGGTGGAGTTGAATGAGAGAGATTCTTTTTAAGGCAAAGCGGATTAATAATGGCGAGTGGGTCGAGGGATATTACCTAAGAGATCAATATCACATAGGGGGAAAGGACATTATTTTTTATCGAAAGGATTCAGATCGGTTTACAGTATACACTGATAGAATTGATATAGAAACCCTCTGTCAGTTCACAGTACTTTGTGATAAGAACGGAAACAAAATTTTTGAGAATGACATTTTGATGTGTCATGAAAACCCAGAAGATCTTGTAAAAGTGGCATTTGGAGAATTTGGCGTAAGAAATATTGAGACCGGGTCTATAACAGATAAAGCTATAGGATGGTATTACGAAGTTGTCCCAACAGATGCAATCAGCAGATGCGAACCTTTCTGCTGGCCAATGCCACTGACCAAATATTATATCGACAGGTGCGAAATGGAAGTAGTTGGCAACATTTTCGACAATCCAGAATTGTTACAGGAGGAATCAGATGAGTAAATCAGTATTAGTGATGGACACACCAAAATATTGTGCTTCATGTGCTTTACGCAGCGGAATACTTCACCCATTCTGTAGAGCGAATAGAAGAGATATTACAGATTTGAGCATTAGACCAGATTGGTGTCCATTGAAGCCATTGCCAGATAAAATGAAATTAACAGGAGTGTACGGAAGAGAGTATTTTAAAAGCAATGGGAAGATGCCTAGTTACAAGATTGGTTGGAACGATTGCATTGATGCGATTACAGGAGGAAATTCTGATGATTAATTTAACAGGAAAAAGTGTATTTGTAAGAACACAGGAAGAATATTTGAGTGTTCTGAAAATAGCAAGGTTTCAGGGATTCAAATGGGCGAGAGAAAACCATTTAAACCATATCGAAATTCCATTTCCAAACATATTGAATTTTTGCGACAGTAAGATTGTTACTTACAGCTATGTTGAAAAGATAGTGTATGAAGCATCTGAAATCGTCGAAGATGAAGAAAAAATCAAGGATGCAGTAAACCTTGTCAGATCATTCGCTAAATACCCAGACAGAACAGCATTGACGTATACATTAATTGGATCGTTGAAGCTACTTGCAGATACTGTAGAAAGCCAGATGGAAGAGGTGAAGTAGATGACTGATGAAATTTTCGGTCTTATGGAATGCTTCCCCGGGAGCTACATAAACAGATTTGGGGAAATAATTCTTTCCGAAAAAGGAAACGTATATTTCACAGCAAAGAATTGTACCGATAAAGAAGATATTATCTGCAAGCTACTTGAATGGTGTTCAAGGCCAATGGCAAAAGGAGAGCCGTACAGTTCGCACAAAAGAAATAATGAATGGAGAGAACAACTGATATCAAGCCTTAACAGATATCTGGGTACAAACTTTGACCAAGGGGATATGTACTGGATTTACGATCAACTTGGAAATGCTGTAAATCATAAACTGACATTAAAGTTTATTAGAAGTGATTTCAATATGGCAATTATATATCAAGAAGTAAAAGAGGTGGAATGATGGAGAGATTAACAGATTATTCAGACGATGAATGCACATATATCATTGGCGTTGGGAATAAAACTTGCGAAGAATTTTGTAAATACGTAGTAGATGGATGCAAGAATTGCTATATCCAACAAGTGTTTAAAAAACTTGCCGATTATGAAGACTTAGAAGAACAGGGCTTGCTTGTGAGATTGCCAGCTGATAAGAATGCAGAAATATACCTCATATCTTCCAGATGGACGATTTGTTCGAAATGTGGATCGAGGTTTGATGAATACAATTGCAATGGTTGTGAATATGAATGTGATAGTAAAAAAGAATATTATGTGTATTCAATTTATCTTTCGTCTATAGATGTAAACACTTATGTTGACCGATTTGGTAAGACAATATTCCTCACTCGCGAAGAAGCTGAGAAAAAAATGGAGGAGATGAAAGCTAATGATTAAAATACTGAATACCATTAATACTAGACTGATTCCTATATCGGTTTTACAGGATGTAAAAAGTAGAATCTCTGATTGGCTTGCATCCGGCGGGAAAGAAACCGATCCTTACATTCAGCGGCAAATTGATTATCTGAAAGCTGTTGAAAAAGCAGCATTGGATGAGAAAAATATCGTATAAGTGGAATTGGAGGAGATGAAGAATGGCAAGTAAAACTATCAAAGCAATGGGTGTTAGTCCTATTACAAATACAATCTACTATGGAAATGTAAACGAAGAAAAAGGTTTATGGGTAGGTGAAAAAAAAGACGTAACCGATATGGAAATCGCCTCTGTATTTGAATGGTTCATGAATCAAATGGATGGAAAAGAAGAGTTTGAGATCTCGTATCCAAATGTTTCAGAGTTTAAGTTGAAGATGGTAAGAGAGGAAATAAAAAAGAATGATTGATAGTTTAATAGCATTTACATTCGGAATAATATTCGGGTCATTTGGCACTATTTACTTGATTACACATTTTGGTGGCAAGCGTAAATAGAAATAAAAAGGAGTGATGATATGCGAACCAGGCAAAAGTCACTTGTTGATTTTGGCGTATATCCGGAAGATATTAACCGTTTAAAGGATATATGCCAGAAAGCTACACCAGAGCAGAGACATGATATTTTACACTGCTGCATAAGTTCTTGCCCTCCGGGGATTGAACTTTTGGTGTACGAATCTATTGTAACAAACAAATCCTATGACCGTATCATGAAGACAAAGTACATACCGGCAAAGCGAGACGATTTCTACGCATACAAGCGCAAGGCAATGGCTATGTTTTATGATACTCTAAGAAAACTAAGAGAAATATAATACTACAATTAATATTAAAATGTGGGGACAAATTTTTCTGCCATGTATGGTAATATAGTATATATCTATAGCTATGTACCGTATGTGGCAGAATTTTTGTTTGGAGGTGAGAACGTGGGAAAACAGGTAGGAAGACCACCAATATATAAGACGGTGAACGAAATTGAAGAAAAAATTGACACATATTTCAAAGAATGTGAAGGTGAAATATTAAAAGATGATAATGGAAAAACTGTATTGAATAAATTTGGAAATCCGGTGGTTATTAATCGAAAGCCTCCAACAGTAACTGGTTTAGCTCTTGCATTAGGATTTACAAGTAGATTGGATTTATTAAGATATCAAGGAAAAGAGGAATTTTGTAACACGATAACGCGCGCGAAGAGTATGGTAGAGCAGTACGCAGAGGAAAGATTGTTTGATCGTGACGGTTCCAATGGTGCTCAGTTTAGCCTTAGAAACAACTTCAAGGGCTGGGACGCTGATAAGAAAAATGATGATTTCGGAGACGGAAAGATTACGATTGTGAACAATATTCCGAGACCGGAGAAACAGGATGGAAAGTAATGCTATCAAGCTGAATGAGATTGTAGCACCGGCATTTTACAATGCGTTTTGGGATATTTTAGATGGCAAACACACTTACTATGATCTGTACGGTGGACGCGGATCCACAAAATCATCTTTTGTAGGCGTCATGATTCCGTTTCAGATGATGCAGGATGCAGAGAATGGCTTAATGTCAAATGCTGTAATCTTTCGGAAAGTCGGTAATACGCTCAGAGAATCTGTGTATGAACAGATCGCATGGGGGATTGATGCACTTGGAGCAAGTGATTTATGGGCTGACAGTTTAAGTCCTATGCAATATGTGTATAAGCCAACAGGACAAAAGATCATATTCAGAGGACTGGATAAAGCTAAGAAAACAAAGTCCATAAAAGTAAAAAAAGGATATTTCAAGTACCTTTGGTTTGAGGAGCTTGATGAGTTTGCCGGAATTGAAGAAATCCGTACAGTTCAACAGTCTGTACTTCGTGGTGGAAGCAAATTTGAAGTATTTAAGACATTCAATCCACCGATCAGCCGGAGCAACTGGGCGAACGTGTACGTAGAAGAGCCGAGAGCTGACAGCTACAGGCACAAGAGCGATTATAGATCAGTTCCTGTTGAATGGCTTGGACCGCAATTTATTGATGATGCGGAGCATTTGAGAAAGACAAATCAGAGAGCTTACGACCATGAATATTTAGGACTTCCGGTTGGACTTGGAACAAATATTTTTGAGCTGTTGGAGATTCGGACAATAACAGATGAAGAGATTCAGAAGTATCAAAGCATTTACCAGGGACAGGACTGGGGGTGGTATCCAGATCCTAAAGCATTTCTCCGTGTAGCTTATGTTCCTAATCAGGAAAAAGTTTTTTTATTAGACGAGCTTGGAGGATCCAAGATAAGAAATAAGGAAATGGCTAACCAGATAAAGAAAAAAGGATATGATGATTATTCAATATCTTGCGGAGTTGATGAAGAAGAAAGTATTATTGACTTCCGAGATGCAGGGCTTCCAGCACGTAGGGCCATTGTTACACCGGGAAGCCGCAAATATACTTTTGAGTGGTTACAGTGCCGAACATTAGTCATTGATCCGGCACGAACGCCTAGAGCATACAAGGAAATTATCAATTATGAACATGAAGTAGATAGCAATGGAGAAGTGATTGCAGATTATCCAGATGGCAACGATCATTATATAGACGCCCTTAGATACGCCACAAGTCCATTGTCGATGAGAAGAGGACATAGTGCATAATGTGTAAATTTTGTGACGAATTAGCTTCTTGGAAAGAATGCCATGATAATCCAGAACGCAAGAAGAACAAATATATATACGGCTGCATGTTGTACATGTACATGAAAGACCGAAAAGGAAGCATTACTTCCAGACCGTTTGACCTTAATTATTGTCCGATGTGCGGAAAGAAGATAGCAGCAGGTGACTAAATGGGACTTATAACAACACTAAAAAGGTGGTTTAACATGATATTCAAAAAACAAGCCGAAGAGGACTTTAACATCCAGGCAGCAGAGTTCCCAGAGATGGAATCGTTGATTAATAAATGTGCAAACATATATCGAGGCGTTCCATACTGGTTAGATGATAAAAATAACATCAAGACGATTAATTTTGCTAAATCTGTTTGCTCAGAAACAGCACGGCTTGCAACATTGGCGATTGGCATTCAGATAGACGGCTCTGCAAGGGCGGCATGGTTACAGGAACAGATAGATAAAGTATATTTCCAAATCCGGCACTGGGTAGAATATGGATGTGCTTACGGAACAGTTTTTATCAAGCCAAACGGTGAGAGCCTTGACATATTTACTCCAGCAGACGTGATGATTGTAGATTACGACAATCAAGAGATTAAAGGGATTATATTCAAGGATTCTTACACTGTTGGACGGAAATACTACACAAGGCTCGAATATCATAGATTTGTCGAGACCACCGTGGACGGAGTGACAACCTATCCGTACTACGTTTCTAATAGAGCTTACGTATCAAAATCTCCTCAGAGCATCGGAGATAGAATCGACCTCAAACAGACCAAGTGGGCTGACCTAATGGCAGACACTCCGCCGATTCTCAAAGTAAACGGTGAGAAACTGGACGGACCATTGTACGGAGTACTTCGGACACCACAGGCTAACAATGTGGATATTAGCACGCCACTGGGACTTCCGATATTTGCGGAAGCTATAGAAGAATTAAAAGACCTGGACATTGCATACAGCCGAAATGCAAAAGAAATCCTTGATTCTAAGCGGACTGTTCTAGCAGATGACAGATTGTTGATGCCGAGTGGTTCACCTGTCTCCGCTATGACACCACAGGCAATGGAACATAGATGTTCAGAAATGAGCTTGCCGAATTATGTAAAAAATGTATTCGGACAGGATGAAAAAGAGTTTTACCAGGAAATCAATCCAATTCTCAACACAGATACCCGTATAAGCGGCATAAATGCCCTTTTAAGCCAGTTGGGATATAAGATTGGATTCTCTAACGGGTACTTTGTTTTTAACGAATCTAGCGGCATTCAGACAGCTACAGGAGTAGAAGCGGAACAGCAGAGGACAGTGCAGTTCATTAAAGATGTGCGTGACAAACTGGAATCCTGTCTGGACGAAGTTATTTACGCATTGAACGTTTACGCTGATCTGTACGGACTTGCACCTGTTGGAGCCTATAAAGTAAATTATGACTTTGGCGATATTCTGTATGTGCGTGAAAACGACCGTGCAAAATGGTGGCAGTATGTGACCACTGGCAAGATTCCGTTCTGGTACTATCTGGTAAAATTTGAAGGATTTAGCGAAGAGGACGCGAAAGCTCTCGCAGAAGAAGCGAATAAGGAAAACAAAGCAAGTGGATTATTTGGGGATGAATAGCCTATGAAGATTAATAATCATGTTGGAAATGTACATATCAAATTCGATACAAAGCGGATTGATGGCAATTTGAAAGAAGCGCAAACGAAACTGAATATGCAGATTGTAGCGGACTGCGAGCCTTATGTACCTTTCCAGCAAGGAGCATTGAGAAGTAGCGTAAGATACCCGCAGGGAATTGACGGTGGCGAGATTGAATATAATACTCCTTACGCTCATTATCTGTACACGGGCGAGGTATATGGTCCGAATATTCCGCTCAAGGATGCACAATGCAATATTATCGGATGGACATCTCCACCTAAAAAATCACCCACAGGAAGAAGATTACAATATCATACACCAGGGACGTCTGACCATTGGTTTGAGCGTGCTAAGCAGGAACATCTATCTGATTGGGTGAGGCTTGTAAAAGAAACGGCAGGTGGTAAATAATGCTTCCTCCAGAGTATTTCCACGGAAAAGAAAAAAAGATCCTTGCAATTTATCAAGAACTAGAAGATTTTATAATGACGGACATTTCCAGGCGTATTCTCCAGACTGGCGGTATGACCGCCACAGCTGATCGGCTCATTTGGAAGCTCACGCAAATGGGAGAAAGCAGAGTTGCCATTGAACAGAAACTGCAGAAGCTTACAAAAATGACACAGCCAGAGCTTAGACGGATTCTGCGAAATGCCGTGATGACTTCCTGGGACAATGATAAAGATATCCTTTTAGGGATTGATGAGAATATAAGTCCACCATTGGAGAATCCAGAAGTGATAGCGGTGATGGATGCAGAGTTTAAAAAGACATTGGGAGAGCTTAGCAACCTGAGCAGGACAACCATAAATCAATCTCAACGTGATCTAATTAATCTGCTGGACAAAGCCGAAATCCGTGTTGCTTCCGGTGTGCAATCCTACACCACTGCAATTTGTGATGTGTTGGACAATTATGCCAAAAAAGGAATTATGGTGGATTATCCAACAAGCGGTGCAAAAAGAACCCTTGAAGCAGCTGTGAGGTGCTGCGTGGTAACGTCAATGAATCAGACAGCGGCGCAGATCACTAATCAGTATATTGTGCAGGCGAAGACAAATTATGTCCTTGTATCAGCCCATATGGGAGCCAGAACAGCACAGAAAGGACAGCCTCCTTGCGGAGATCATTCATCCTGGCAGGGAAAGCCTTACTCAATAGTTGGATCGGAACCAGGATATCCTAATCTTTTGGAAAACACTGGATATGATATAAGCCCGAAAACCGGACAGGGAACAGTTGTGGATCCGCACGGACTGCATGGGTGGAATTGCAAGCATAGTCACCAACCATGGGCGAAAGGCTTACGGAATCCCTGGGCGGATGAACACAAGATGGATTCTGAAGAAAATAAAAAGATCTATGAAGATACCCAGAAGCAGCGAGCAATGGAGCGTTCTATTAGAGCGACTAAAAGAAAGCTGATAATGAAGAACGAAGAAATCAACTCAGATGATATACCGGATTCCGAAAAAGAAAAACTAAGATCGGAATATGATCGAATGGCGTTTCGGCTGACTGAACAGAATAAGGAGTATAATAAATTCTGTGAGGAAAACAACCTTGCAGCACAATATTACCGAAACAAGGTAGCAGACTTTGGATATAAGCAGCATTCCAGGGCAAATGCAGGGGCAAAAAGATTTATGAGGGCAAAGTGAGGTAGATATGGAAAGATGGGTATATTTTAATCCGAATCCAGCCGGGAATCGTGTAGGCGACTGTGCTGTCCGGGCGATATGCAAGGCGTTAGAACTGGATTGGGAAACGGTATTTACAGGATTAATGGTATATGCTTGCTCGCTATCAGATATGCCAAGCGCTAATTATGTATGGGGATCATATTTGGCAAGGCATGGATATCACAGAAAGCTTGTGGAACAGTCAGAGAGGTATATTTATACAGTCAATGATTTCTGCGCAGATCATCCTACTGGTACATACATTCTTTGCATAGATGGCCATGTGGTGACGGTACAAGATGGCAAATATTACGATACATGGGATTCCGGAAATGAAGTCCCGGTATACTACTGGGAAAAGGAGTAGCTAAATGAGCATACAGGAATTTATTCAATTTTTTCTTTCAGTCTGCGGAGGGGTATCAATTGTTGGAGGGGCAGCAGCTGTAATCCTTAAGTGGATTGCTCCGGCATTCCGACTCAACAAGCGAGTTGAGACACTGGAAGAACATGATAAGCGAGATTACGAGAGTCTTCAGAGGATTGCGGAACGTGATTCATTGATTCTGGAAGTGTTATCAACCATGCTGGATAGTCAGATCAGTGGGAATAATGTGGAAGAATTAAAAAAAACAAAACAGAAGCTTACAAATTATCTTGCACAGAATCAGCGTTAATTGCATTAATAAGAGGTATTCTCATGAAATTATATGTGTTCACAAAGAAAGATATAGACAGATTCTTAGTAGAGTGTAATTTTACACCGGATGAAGAAAGATTGTTCCGGTTGAGATGTAAAGAATACACGCTTGAATACTGTGCTGAACAGATGAACGTGAGCATATCTACGGCGAAACGATTAAGCCGCCGAGTAAACAATAAAATAATCAAAGTGTGCTGATACTTTTTGGATACTAATTAGAGCCAGAAACGACCTGTTTCCGGTTCTTTTTTTATGTAAAAATATAATCAGAAAGGCGGTGTATAAGATGGCATTATATAACAATCCTTATCAATATAGTTTTGGCGTTCCTGGGCAGATGAACCAGTTCCAGCAACAGCCTGTCCAGATGCCGGCTCAACCAGTACAGCAACCCCAACAGAATAATAGCGGTATCCTGTGGGTATCCGGCGAAGTCGGCGCAAAATCCTATCTGGTAGCGCCCGGAACAAGCGTTTTACTGATGGACAGTGAGAGCGAAAAGTTCTACATAAAATCTACAGACGTTTCTGGTATGCCGCAGCCATTACGGACGTTTGAGTATCACGAGGTAGGCACTCAGATGCCACATAAACAGCCTGCTCAGAACATGGATAATAAATATGTCACCAGACAGGAATACGATGATTTAAAAGCCAAATGTGACGCTATAGCAAGTCGATTAAATTCATTTTCTGAACCTGTTAGGGCTAATACCGTACAGGAATCAGCGACCAAGGGAGGAAATGCAGATGAGTAATCCATTATTTAACGTACTTGGCGGCGGGATGCCGCAGGGAAACGGACCAATGCAGATGATACAGCAGTTTATGCAGTTTAGGCAGAATTTTAAGGGGGACCCGAAAGCAGAAGTTGAGAAGATGCTGCAGTCTGGACGGATTTCTCAGCAGCAACTTAATCAGGTCCAACAGATGGCAGGACAATTCCAGCACATGTTGAAAGGAATGAAATAGTACATTACAATCTGGCCAGATTGATGTAAATACACAATAAAGGAGATTATAACTATGGATGGAAATTATAGCTTAGCAGATATTGCCGCTGCTACTGGAAACGGTAGAAATAATGACGGCATGTTTGGTGGAGATGGTAGCTGGTGGATTATTGTTTTATTCATTTTTGCTTTCTTCGGATGGGGAAACAACGGCTGGGGCAACAATGGAAACGGCGGCGGATATACGGCCACGGCAGCTACTCAGGCAGACATTCAGAGAGGATTTGACAATTCCGCAGTAATTAGCAAACTTGACGGAATCAATAACGGCCTGTGTGATGGATTCTATGCCATGAATAATGGTATGCTTACCGGATTTAATGGAATCAACACAAACATCATGCAGACCGGCTTTGGCATCCAGCAGGCTATTAACGCTGACACTGTAGCGAACATGCAGAATACCAATGCACTCCAGGCACAGCTTGCAAACTGCTGCTGCGAAACTAGAGAAGCAATCCAGGGTGTGAATTACAACATGGCTCAGAATACCTGCGCACTCCAGAACACCATGAACAACAACACTAGAGATATTATCGACAGCCAAAACGCCGGAACAAGGGCAATCCTTGATTACCTTTGCAATGAAAAGATTTCTAACCTGCAGGCTGAAAACAACGACCTCAGACGCGCCGCTTCTCAGGACCGCCAGAGCGCACTGCTTACAACTGCAATGGCTTCTCAGACACAGCAGCTCATTAATGCGATTAATCCAGCACCGATTCCGGCATATCAGGTTCCTAACCCGAACACATATTACGGATGCGGATGTAACACCGGATGCAATTGTTGACAACTTCATATCGAGAGTATCTTTCGATCGATTCGGATGTCGGCTTATGCCGTATTACACAGAGGGGCAGGCTGAGACCTGTCCTTTTGTGATATGAAAGGAGTATTTTTATGTCAGAATTTACAAATGTAGCTGCTCAGACTGTAGCAGCAAATGGAAACGTAGTATTTTCAAACACAGCAGTTAAAGGCTCTAACTGTATTCAGCACAGAGAGGGAAGCGGAATCATTACCCTGAGAGGACTGACCAACCAGTGTAAAGCAAGATTCTTCGTGGATTTCTCTGGTAACATCGCAATTCCAACAGGCGGTACTGTAGGAGCTATTTCTCTGGCTATTGCAATCTCTGGTGAGCCGGTTCTTTCTTCTCAAATGATTTCCACGCCGGCAGCAGTAGACCAGTACAACAATGTGTCCTCTGGCATCTATATTGATGTACCACGTGGATGTTGCGTTAATATTGCAGTAGAGAACACAAGCGATCAGGCTATTTCTGTTGCGAACGCAAATATTGTCGTGACTAGAGAAGCGTAGGAGGTGCAGTTATGAGAGATATCAAGGATTTATGCGCAAGGATAGAAGACGAGCTTGCAAAAATCGCAGATAGTGGGCTGACCACTGGAAACTTGGAAATGACATACAAGTTGATTGATATGTACAAAGATATAAAAAATACGCAGTACTGGGACAAAAAGGTGGAGTATTACAACGCCGTCCTTGATGAAATGCGTAGCGGATACAATGACGATTACAGCGAGCGCGGAAGAAAACGTGGCGGCATGGGGAGATACAGCCGCAGTGATGGAAGAATGATGTACCCAGATTATGATCGTGGCACCTCTTACGGTGATGAAAGTCGCGACTACGGAACCGGAAGAGGAAATTATAGCCGATCTGATGGAAGAGACACATATAACGACTACATGACGCAGAAGCAGAGCTATCGCTCCGGAAAGTCTGAAGACTGCAAAAGAAAAATGCTTGCCGCACTGGAAGAACACTTGGATGAGCTTACCACAGAATTGAGCGATGTGTCCAAGGACGCAGAGTGCAGGGAAGAGCGAGATCTTGTTAAGAGATACGTTGATAAGTTAAGAAATATGCTTTAATTTGGTTAAATGTGGGGACAACTTTTTTTACAGAATGTGATACTATAATCTTGCAAGGCGTGGTGAACCTTGTAGGGCTTGCTGATTAGAAGTTTTTGCTTTCTTTTTCGTTTCATGTCCTCCTTTCTTTGTGAATATGTCCTTAATAGAAACAGATTTGAGCGGAATCTGGAGGTTGAAAAGCGGATGCAATTTCCGGCATATTCATTAGTCAGTTCGACTGACTGGTAACACCTCCTTATAAATGAATCAACATTTCCGTGAAAGTCGGATAGTGGCAGGCATAACACGATAAATACCTTGCTAACCCGGGAATCCGGGTTAATGGAATGTAGCTCAGTTGGAAGAGCGGAGGACGCATAGTCCTTGACACCGCAGGTTCGAGTCCTGCCTTTCCAATTACCTTGCCAGTGGTCTAACTGGCTTAATCCATTTACCTGCGGCGGCAGGTCAATAAACACGACCAGGAGGATATTATGCAGAAACTTATTGACACATTAAAATCATTTGGAATTGAAATCCCGGAGGATAAGCAGGCAGATGTTAAAAAGGCACTCTCTGAGCATTATAAGAATGCTAAGGAAGTTGCAAAAACCCTGTCGAAAGTCGAGGGAGAACGTGATAACTGGAAAGAACGTGCTGAGACAGCAGAAGAAACCTTAAAAGGTTTTGACGGTATCGACCCGGCGAACATTCAGACAGAGCTTGCTGGATGGAAGAAGAAGGCTGAGGACGCAGAGAAGGAATTCAATGCGAAAATCTATGACCGCGATTTCTCAGACGCACTTAAAACAGCACTTGATGATGTTAAATTTTCCAGTGAGGCTGCAAAGAAGTCTGTTATGGCAGACATCAAGGAAGCAGGATTGAAGCTGAAAGACGGTAAAATCCTTGGACTGAATGATTTGATTGAGCAGATGAAGCAGTCTGACGCATCCGCTTTTGTGGATGAATCTCAGCAGCAGGCTCAGCAGAACCAGGCAAGGTTTACTACTCATGTTGGACAGCAGCAGACACTGGGAAACATGACAAAGAAAGATATCGAAGCAATCAAAGACCCGTCCGAGAGACAGGCCGCAATCGCCCAGAATATCCAGTTATTCCAGTGATTTTTTTACACCGACTATACACCAGAGTATAGTTGCTAACCCAATACCTTAACAATTATGGGTAGAAAGGATTTTTATATGGCAGCAAAAGCTAATCTTATTATGAGCAATGATATCCAGGTCACAGCACGTGAGATTGATTTTGTTACCAGATTCGAAAGAAACTGGGAACACTTACGTGAAATCCTTGGTATCATGCGTCCAATCAAAAAGACACCCGGAGCGGTTCTTAAATCAAAATATGCAGAAGGTACATTACAGGATGGAAATGTTGGTGAGGGTGAAGAAATCCCTTACAGCAAATTCACTGTAAAAGAAAAGCCTTATGCAGAAATGAGTATTGAGAAGTACGCAAAGGCTGTATCTATCGAAGCGATCAAGGATCACGGTTATGAGAACGCTGTTCAAATGACCGATGATGAATTCCTCTTCCAGCTTCAGACCAATGTTACTGAAAGATTTTACAACTATCTGAAAACAGGTACTCTCTCATTCACGGAAACCACTTTCCAGATGGCTCTGGCAATGGCTAAAGGCCGTGTAGAAAACAAATTCAAACAGATGCACAGAAATGTAACTGGTGTTGTTGGGTTTGTAAATATTCTGGACGTGTATGAGTATATCGGTGCAGCTGATATCACTATTCAGAACCAGTTCGGCTTCCAGTATATGAAAGACTTCCTGGGATTTAACACAATCTTCCTGTTATCTGACAGCGAGATTCCAAGAGGAACAGTAATCGCTACACCTGTAGAGAACATCGTTCTTTACTACGTGGATCCGAACGAATCTGATTTCGCAAGAGCAGGACTTGTATACACTGTATCCGGTGAGACGAATCTGATCGGATTCCATACACAGGGCAACTACCACACAGCAGTGTCTGAAGCATTCGCGATCATGGGACTTACCCTCTTTGCAGAGTACATTGATGCTATTGCCGTAGGAACTATCAACACAACTCAGACGCTTGGAACTCTGACTGTAAATTCTGCGGCAGGAAGTAAGAATGGAGACACAAAAGTGACTATTACTCCGAAAAAAGCAAGCGCAGGAAATGTGTACAAGTACAAAGTTGCATCATCTGAGACTACTGTAGATTATGGCCAGAATGTGAAGAACTGGACTGCGTGGGATGGAGAAGCTGACATTACCGCAGCAACAGGGCAGGTAATCACAGTGGTTGAATGCGACAGCACATATAAGGCACTGAGCGCCGGACACGCGACTGTAACAGCAAAATGATGATCAAGTAGGAGGTAACTGGCATGGCTTATGCAGATTATGAATTTTACACAACTTCATATTTCGGTTCAGTTGTGCCAGAAACCGAATTTCCACGATTAGCAGAAAGAGCCAGTGGTTTTGTGGACACAATGACATTTGACAGGTTGGTGGACGGACTGCCAAAAAATGAACGCTCACAGAAGCGCATCAAAAAGGCGGTCTGCTCACTGGCTGAATTAATGTATCAGATTGAGCTTGCTGAAAAGAACGCTACCAATGCCGCTGTAAGTGGTACGTCAACCGTAATCGGGTCCGGTGGTAGCACGACAGGCATTGTAACCTCTATATCATCCGGCAGCGAATCCATATCTTACGCAACACCTCAGCAGATTGGAGCGAGTGCAAAGGAATGGAGTGCGGTGTATGCCGCCGCCGGAGATGTACAGAAAACGAACGACTTGCTCTTAAAGGCAGCGTTGCCGCTTCTGATGGGAGTGAGGACGGATGATGGGATACCAGTTTTGTATGCGGGAGTGTAATTAGTATGAATAAAGTAATGTGCTTTTTAACTGGCGGGCATAAATTCAAAAGTCCTGCTGAATCAAAATGCAATGACAAAGAAAAGACTTGTACCATTACGGAAACTTGCTGTAAATGTGGAAAACAGTTTTCATTTACAGGTACATACAAACAGTTTGGTATTCCAGATGTGACAAGAAGTGGGAAAAATTCGTAGTTAAGTAGGAGGTATCTGAATAATGGAATTAAAACAGACAGTTGAAATGATGAACAGTGCAGATTACAAGGAACGCTTTAAGGCAGAGTATATGCAGGTGGTTATTCGATATAAGAAACTTGCGAATATGCTTGGAAAGTGGGACAAAGGGGAACTCCCATTTACTCCTACTTGTCCGAGAAGCACTTACAATATGCAGGTAAGAGCAATGGCGGATTATATTGCTGTTCTGGAAGCAAGGGCAGTTATGGAAAAAGTTGATTTGGAGGTATCAGAGTAATGGAAGCATTATTTGCAAATGTAACTCTGATTCTAGCAGTAATCAGTGTTTTGGCGTTTTGCGTGTCTGTGATTACACAGGTGATTAAAAATGTTGGATTCTTGTCTAAGATTCCAACAGATGCACTGGTACTTGTACTGTCCATTGGAATTACTGTAGCCGCTTTTGTAGCGTATATGCAGTATATCCACATGACAATCTTGTGGTATATGATTTTAGCAGCTATCATGGCTGGGTTTATTGTGGCGTTTATTTCAATGTTCGGGTGGGAAAAGATTACGGAATTATGGAAACGAACGTCCAAGGTTGACGTGGATAAGCTGAAAAATAAATGATTGAGGAGAGGGTATCATGTACGAAAAAACAGTGACGATTTTCAACTATTACGAATCAGCCACGACCGGAGATGCGTACTGGTATCCTCATGTTTTATCCGGTGTCGACCTCATTACAGACAAAGGAGCAATCCTCAAGAAGTACGGACCAGATGCAACAGACAACGCGCAGTTGCACATCCATTATACTGTCCAGAATGGCGATATAACCATTGCTGATAAAGACGGCAAGATTCTCCCATGGGTGCCAGTTAAAGAGTGGAAACAGCAGATTAACAACGCTCTGGAAGATACTATCACATTCTCAGATGAATCATTCTTCTGGGAGGGCGAGTGGACTGGCGGAACGGTATCTGATGGTGATTATCGGAGCGGATTTTATCAGTACATAAACCAAAACAAGGACAATGTATTTAAAATCACCAGTGTGGGCGGACCGTATACACTGATACCACATTTTGAAATATTAGGAAAGTAGGAGGAACAGATATGGATGAATTTTTTTATCAAAGGCGGAACTTTGAAGTTAAAAGATGAAAAAATGATTGAACCTAAAGCAATTATTGAAATATGTGATTCATTTAATGTATCGGTAACAAAATATCCGAACTTATTTCACCGTTTTTTCATGTTGCTCCTTTTAGGGTGGAAAGTTAGGAAGGTGAACAGCTGATGGCAGACAAGCCTATCGGAAAGGATGCAGAGGGTTATGAGATTCTGACAGAAGCTATGAAAGCTCTTCTGAATCAGTATCCTGGACTGTATGACGGCGAAACAATCAAATATGAGGAACTTGGAACTGATAGCGGTATCTCATTCTTTGCGGATACAGGAGCATTAATCTATTCAGAAAAAGAGGATGTATGCGGAACGATGCACCAGGTGTGCCAGTATCCATTTATCGTGGTATATCGCACAGCTTCCGAAAAGGAGCGCCAGAAGCTCTCTGTTCAGAAGTTTCTGGACAACCTTGGCAAGTGGATTTGCCGTGAACCAGTCACAGTAGATGGCACTGAGACGCGCTTATCCGCTTTTCCAGAGCTTTCCAGAGGACGAGTGATAAAACGCATCATTCGCGATAACTCCTACGGTACAGAGCCGCAGGAGAACGGCGTACAGGACTGGTTACTTCCAATCACGGTAAAATACGAATATGACTGGGAAAAATGGTGATTACACCAATTAAATATAATAACTAACCGGCTATCAATCGGAGATAGTCGCTAACCTACACAGCCTTTTAAGAGTTATAGGCAGAAAGGACATTTCTATGGCAGTTACAGGCAAAATTGACCGTAAATACATGGCTCATTATATTGACGCAGGTTCCCTCTGTGGAGGACTGACACCAAAATATGAGCGTCTTGGAAAAGATCTGGAAGAGTATAACGTAGAACTCAATCCGGATACTGAAACATCTAAAAACATTCTTGGAGAATCCACATTCAAGCATAACGGCTACGAAGTTTCTTCCGACGCTGATCCGTTTTATGCAGACACTACTTCTGATCTGTTTACAGCATTGCAGAAGATTGTAGACGGACGTCTCAAAGACGATAACCTCAAAACAAAAGCAGTTGAGGTCCACCTTTGGACAGAAGCCACGGCAGGCAAGTATGAAGCATACCAGCAGGATTGTTATGTTGTGCCAACCTCCTACGGTGGTGATACATCCGGCTATCAGATTCCATTTACTGTCAACTATGTTGGCGAACGTGTAAAAGGAAAATTTGATATCAGTTCCGGTACATTCACAGCTGACAGCGAATAAGCGCATATACAAGGAGGGCACGCCAAATGGCAAAAATAATTAACACCAAAATTGATGATGGAATTCTCATTTTTACATTCACAAACAATGAAGACGAAGTTTTTTCTTCTTTCAAACTGAACCCGACAGATATCAATGTAGCAGCACGTGCAGAGGAGCTGGAAGAATACTTCGAACAGCTTAAAGAATCTATTCAGAAAGTCACTTCCGGTAAAGAAATGGCTGAACTAAATAAACAGATCGAAGACAAAATCAACTATCTGCTCGGATATGAAGCATCAAAAGACCTGTTTAAGGAGCCAATTACAGCAACTACTGTGTTTGGCAATGGTCAGGTATTTGCTTATATCGTTCTGGATAAGATCGCAGAAGCAATCGCGCCGGAAATCGAAAAGAGAAAAAAGAAAATGCAGGCAGCAGTCAATAAGTATACGGAGAAGTATGTAAAATGACCGCCTATGAGCTTCCCACCTCACTAAGCATAAGTGGGGTGGATTTTTCTATTAGAACCGATTTTCGTGCGATTATAGATATTCTCATAGCCATGAACGATCCAGAGCTGGACGAACAGGCGAAAGCAGTTGTTATGCTACAGATCCTGTTTGAGGACTGGCAGAGTATACCGGCTGAATGTCTGGATGAAGCTTGTCGGAAAGCTTGCGAGTTTATTGACTGTGGACAATCCGATACTGATCCGAACAAGCCAAAACCACGTTTAATGGACTGGGAACAGGATGGAGACATGATCGTTCCTGCGGTAAACAAGGTTGCCGGTAAAGAAATCAGAGCCGTACCGTATATGCACTGGTGGACGTTTTTTGGGTACTTTATGGAATCTGGTGAATGCCTTTTTAATACAGTTGTTGGAATTCGCTCTAAAAAGGCGAAGGGCGAAAAACTTGATAAATGGGAAAAGAAATTCTATCAAGAAAACAAGAACATTATTGATATAAAAACACGTCTCAGCGATGAGGAGCAAGCGTACAAGGATGCGCTGAATGAGATGTTGAACCTCAAATAGTTAGGAGGTGAATGTATGGCTGCTGATGGCTCAATTATCATTGATACCAGAATAGATACTGACGGAATATCGTCTGGTGTCAAAGAAGTACAAGCGGCATTTAAAGATTTAGCAAACTCGGTCAAGGAAATAAATGCAAATATTAATAGCATATTTCACGATGGATTTGAAAAACTCGAAGATTCGTTTCAATCTCTACAGCAAAAATCAGAAAAAGTCGAAAACTCTATGGACAAAATGGGGAATTCGGCAAAAAAAACAGGCACCACGGTTTCTGACTCATTTAATAAAATGGACATTTCCGGTGCAAGTCGAAAAGTAAATCTTTTAGGCCGTCAGTTTGAAGGATTAGGAACGATAGTAAAGCGAATTGGTTTTTTAGTTGGTTCTGCATTTGCTGTTGGCAAGCTAATTCAGTTTGGTAAAGAGTCTATAGAACTCGGTTCCGACCTCGCAGAAGTTCAGAATGTGGTCGATGTTACATTTACCACCATGTCGGATAAGGTCAATGAATTTGCAAAGAACGCCATGACCTCTGCCGGCCTATCTGAAACTATGGCAAAAAGGTATGTCGGCACGTTCGGCGCAATGTCAAAGTCGTTCGGATTCTCAGAGGCACAGGCTTATGATATGTCAACGGCTCTGACACAGCTGACCGGTGACGTGGCATCATTCTACAACATTAGTCAGGACTTGGCTTACATTAAGCTGAAATCAGTGTTTACGGGTGAAACGGAAACACTCAAGGACCTCGGCGTGGTAATGACCCAGTCAGCACTAGACCAGTACGCACTGGCAAATGGATACGGCAAGACTACATCAGCCATGACCGAGCAAGAAAAAGTCGCTCTCCGCTTGGCTTTTGTACAGAAGCAGTTGTCCGCTGCATCTGGAGACTTTATTCGAACATCGGATTCCTGGGCGAACCAGGTACGGGTGATGCAGTTACAGCTGCAATCTCTCAAGGCAACAGTCGGACAGGGATTGATTAATATTTTTACACCTGTCTTGAAAGTAATCAATATTCTTCTCGGCAAACTGGCGACACTGGCAAATGCATTTAAGTCATTTACAGAACTCATTACCGGTAAAAAATCTTCCGGTCAGACAAGTGGAAGTGGAGCAGGTCTTGCTGGAACAGACGCGATCGCAGATACAGCAGATCAGTATGGACAGGCTGCAGATAATGCAGAACAGCTTGCAGATGCCACAAATGACAATGCTAAGGCTACGAAAAAGGCAAATAAAGAAACAAAAAATTATCTTTCTTCATTAGACGAAATACACAAAGCTACTTCTACAGATAGTAGCTCTTCCATACCATCTTCATCTGGTGGGAGTGGTGGAGCGTCTGGAGGATTATCTGGTACAGTAAGCAATGTGGATTACGGAAAACTTGCAGAAGGCGAAACGAATATTGAAAAAATGTCCAAGCCGCTTGACGCCATAATAAAGAAGTTTAAAAAATTAGCCAAATTGCTATCAAAAGGATTCTGGGATGGATTAGGCAATTATGAGCCAATTTTTGATGATATTAAGAAAAATATTAACTCTATCAGGAAATCTTTGCAGAATATATTTACTGATCCAGAAGTAATTGGAGCGGCAAGTGATTTTTTAGATACATTTGCTTATTCCATTGGAAAAGTATCTGGATCTTTTTCAAGGATTGGAATAACAATTGCTCAAAATCTTATTGGAGGAATAGAAAAATTTCTAAAGAAAAACACCAGTAGAATAAAAACATATTTAATTGATATGTTTGATATTGGTTCTGAGGTTGCTCAAATTGAAGGAAATTTCTCATCCACTCTAGCAGAGATATTTTCTGTATTTGGTGGAGAAGTTGCGCAGCAGATAACAGCCAATATCATAGGGATACTCTCAAATATCTCAATGACTGCTATGGGATTATGTGCAAGACTTGGAAGAGATATGCTGAATATGATCGCACAGCCGTTCATTGATAATAAGGATATATTAAAAAGCGCAGTCGAAGGAACACTTGGGGTTATCGAAACAATAACCGATGGATTATCGACAGTTATTCAAAATCTTTCTGATTTGGTGACCGCATTATACGACGAGCATTTAAAACCTTTTTTCGATTCAATAGCTAATGGACTTTCAACCATTTTTGGAACTTTAATAGATGGATATAACACATATATTCTACCGGTTCTGCAAGGTTTGGCTTCTAAAATAAAAGAGCTTATGGATGGGGAATTGGGAGAAATGTTTGTAAAAGTTCAGACATTTCTTGGCAAATTAATAGATATCTTAAAAGAGCTTTGGGAAAATATTTTAGTCCCCATAATTAGCTGGATTGTATCAAATGCAATTCCGGTAATAGCAGACGTGGCAAATGTAATTGGTAGCACTGTTATAGAAGCAATAAAATCCGTTATTAAAATTATTGGAGATGTATTAGATGTTCTGAGCGGAGTTATTGATTTTCTGAAAGGAGTTTTTACAGGAGATTGGGAACTGGCATGGAACGGAATCAAAGAAATTGCAAGAGGTGTATGGAACCTTATAAAAGATATTATATCTGGAGCCTGGGAAGCTATTAAGGGAATAGTGGAAACCGCATTAACAATAATAAAAAGTATCATTTCTCTTTCTTGGAACGCAATAAAAACAGTTACTGTTACAATATGGAATGCTATAAAAACATGGCTGTCTAATACGTGGGAAGCAATAAAAACTACAGTCTCGACAGTATTCGATGGAATAAAGTCTAAAATTACAAGAATTTGGGATTCTGTATCAGAAAAAACGTCATCTATATGGGAAAGTATAACAACATTTGTTGACGGAAAAGTAAGTGCCATTCATGATGCAATCGTTGATAAATTTACAAGTGCCAGAGATACAGTTGTAAGAGTTTTTGAAGGTATACGCGATACTATCAAAGATATATTAAACAAAGTGATCGGAATTGCAAATAGCGCTATTGGAACTGTAAACAGTGCAATCGGCGGCATTGAATCAGCGTTTACATTTGGACCATGGAAGGTTCCAACTCCTTTTGGTTCAAGGACAATTGGATTTACGGCTAATTTCCCAAGAGTTCCTACAATTCCATATCTTGCAAAAGGTGCCGTTATTCCGCCAAGATCAGAGTTTCTGGCAGTACTCGGTGATCAGAAAAACGGACGAAACCTGGAAGCACCGGAAGGTGTTATCCGAGAAATTATTGATGATGCATTTGCAAGGCATCAGCAGGGCAGCAGTGGTAACTTCCGATTTACAGCGCAATTGAACCGCAGAACGATATTTGATGAGATGATTGACGAAGCAAAGTTAAGGCGTGATGCAAGCGGTACAAATCCGTTTGAACTGGCATAGGAGGTGGAAGCGTGGCAACGATTCCAAAAAACATAACGGAACGATACAAAATGAATGGGGATTCCATCTATCAGCCGGACAAGGATATGGGTTACAACCTTGAAACAACTTATTCAGAAGGTAGTAACCGTACGCAGTTTGGAAAAGCATTACTGACTCCACTATTTACAGTTGAACAATATAGCTATGAAGCATCAAACGTTCCAGTCATAGAAGCAAACAAAATTCTCAAAATTATCGCAAAAGGAAAAACTTTCAATTTGTATCATTGGTCACTGTATCACATGGCATGGCGAACAGACCCGTTTTATGTTGGAAAAGCAAGCCTAACTATTGGAGAAATATCTCCAGACTTAAAATTTGTATCAAAAATATCTTTTAATATGCAGGGGGTGAATCCGCTTGATTAATGCGTCTAAAGAATTTAAAAACGCACTTGCAGAAGGCAAAATACTATATGAAATAGTGGATATCACCTTCGCCGATGGGAGAAAAAAGACCTTAGATAGTGAAATTCTGGTAGGCGGAGGAGACTTTACGGATTGCGCAGAAAGCAGCAGCTTTCCGATTGGAGCTACAGTATGTAAGTCTATGACTCTGAGTATAGATAACACAGAGGATCAATGGAAGGATTATTATTTTTATAAAGCAAAATTAACTGCTTATTTGAAAATGAAAATATATGATACTGTAGAGACTATTAAAAAAGGAACCTACACCATTACAACTCCGGAACAGTACGGTGAAGTACTTGAATTTACTGCTCTGGATGATATGTATAAAGCGAATGCATCTTATACAAGCAATCTGGTGCTTCCACAGTCGGCTTTTACGTTGCTTCGGGATGCTTGCGCAACTATTGGAATCTCTATGGGATTTTCCTCTATGGAACACGGAGACGTGGTAGTCAACAGTATTCCAGATGGAATTACCTTCCGGCAGCTGATTGGCTGGGTAGCTATGTTAGATTCGGCTAATGCAAGGGTGGATATAAATGGTAATTTACAGTTAATCAAATGGAATTTCGATTCTGTATCAGTAGATTACGGAGCAACGGTTGGGGCCGATGGATATCTTACTTTTGGAAGTGGATCAAGCGCAGATTCCGATGGATTTATTTCTCCAAATGCCGGAAACTGGTACTTAGATAGTGATGGATATCTCACATTAAAAGAAGGAGTTGGAAATCCTACCAGGTTGAGAGATTATATTTCTTCGCCGACTCTCTCAAGTGATGATATCGTAATAACCGGAATCAAGGTAAAAAATACGGAATCAGATGCCGTGTACGGAAAAGATGGGTATGTCCTGGAATTGGAAAATGATTTGATTGGTGATGCTGATCTTGAAACTGTAGCTGGATGGATTGGAGATAATCTAATCGGGAAATCATTCCGGAGCATGGAAGGAAGTCTGATTTACAACCCGTTAACAGAATTCGGAGATATGGCTTTTACTTACGACAGAAAAGAAAATAAGTATATAACGCCGATTACCGATGTATCAAGCAGGCTGAACGGAACAACAGATGTAAAAACAAAAGCCGAAAATCCAATAAGAGGGAGTAGCAAATTTTTATCATCTGCTGATAAAACATTAATAGCTGCTAAAAAAATCATTGAAAACGAAAAAACAGCCAGAGAACAAGCTATTAAAAAACTTGAAAATGCGCTGGCTAATTCAGAGGGACTTTTTGAAACTCTTGAGGTGCTTGAAGATAAAAGCGTTATTACTTATTTGCACGATAAACCATTACTAGAAGAATCAAAAGTTGTGATAAAGCTAACCAGTAATGCTATAGGGGTTTCCAATGATGGCGGTGAAACTTATCCATACGGATTTGTTGTTGACGGAACATTGATAACAAGGCTTTTATACGCAGAAGGGATAAATGCAAATTATATAGATTCCGGTGCTTTAACTGTGAGGGATTCTGATGGAAATATAATATTCCAGGCAGATATGAATACAAAAAAAGTATATCTCGATGGATCCGTGCAGATAGGCGGGGAAAAATCTATCAATGATATCAAGCAAACAGCTGAAAATGCAATGAAAGCAGCTGCGCTTGCTAAAAATATGACATTGCAATTAAGCAACGAATATCAGGGAATATCTGTTGACTCTAACGGGAATTACGGGACATTTCCAAGTGGTGTGACTACACAGGCCGTTGTGATGTACGGAACACAGGATATTACGGCTGATTGTAGTTATACGATATCAAAATCTGATGGAGTGGATGGAACATGGGATATCTCAACAAAAACATATACTGTAACTGGATTAAATACAGATAATGGATGGATAGATATAAAAGCTACTTATCTGGAAACATTATCCGTTAGCAAAAGATTCTCTGTTTCAAAGCAATACGCCGGGGAAAAAGGAGAACAAGGCGTACCTGGCAGAACGTATTTTATTGAAATGTCAGCGGATATTTTAAAACGCGGACAGGATAATAAAGTATCACCAAACAATATAACTGCAAAAGCATATTATAGAGATGGGGATAAGGCAGAAAGAAAAGAATATAAAGGCAGATGGAAAGTTCAAACATCAACTGATGGATCTACTTATAGTAATGTTTTAGCAAGTATTGTGGATGAATCAGAAAAATCTTATACAGTTGGATCATTAGACAGAAGTGTTGTGTATATAAGGTTTATACTGTATGAAGCTGGAGGAAACAACAATCAGATTGATATACAGACTATTCCAATATTGATTGATGTGGACGCACTTACCCACGAAGAGATATTTAATCTTCTTACAAATAATGGTTTCATGAAAGCAATTTATAAAGAGGGCAACCAGTTATATATTTCATTCACATATGCAAAAGGCGGAACGCTGAAGCTTGGCGGTCCAAATAATGGATATGGCACCTTTGAGGTGTACGACGCGAATGGAAATATAATAACTCAAATAGATAACTCAGTTGGGTTTAAAAACTTCAAGGGAAAAGAGTGGTTCCAGATAAATGAGTCTGTGGCTACAGCTGGTTACGATTCCTCCCTTGTTCATGGACTTCTTGATTTATCCGCGCAATACTCTGATGGATATTGGACTGTTTTGGAGAGCAAACAAGCTGGTCTTCTTTTAAAAACAGTATCTAGGATGAAAGTTGAGACAACTGGAAGCAGTTCTCTGACTCTCAATGTGCCGGAAATGCCTAAGCTTATAACCGGTAGTAACTTAGGAAAAAATAACAATGGAGATGTCGGAACGATTGCATCATCCTCTATGCATTATAAAATTCTTGGGAAAACCGTAAAGGAAGACGAACTGGAAGACCTCTATAAAGTCAAAGTAATCTGGGCGAAGTACAAAGACGGATATCTTATGGAACAAGACGAACGGTGCGGTAAAGAAATGCCAATGTTTATTGCAGAGGATATTGACCGCAGATTTCCAATCGCTGTTGATCACGGCAAAAATGGACATGCCGAGAACTGGAACTATCGTATTATGATTCCATGTATGTTCGCAATGCTAAAAAATGAGCATGAGAAAGTTAAAGAATTACAATCCGAGTTAGAATCAATCAAAACAGAACTGACGGAATTAAAAGAGGTTATTAATCAATACATAGTAAAAAAGGAGGTATAAAAAATGCCTGACAACAAACCTATCACGCGAGAAGAAATGTATCTCGCAAAGCTAACTGGAGATTATACAGGGAAGGTACCAAAGCCAATAACCAGGAAAGAAAGATATCTGTATAAACTGTGTACTGATGGAATCGGAACCAATAAAGAAGCTATCGCAGAAGCAGTCCAGACGTACCTGTCCGATAAGGGCGTTGGACTTAACATGGATGCAGATGGCTATGTGAGTTTGAAAACAACGGAGGTAAACAATAATGGCTGATACATTTAAAGGGATAATCACAGCAGATGGAAAGAAACGGCAACTACCTTACGGTGCAGTGTTGGAAACGCCAGTTTCTGACACAACGTTTTCTAAAGAGGGTGGGTTTGCAGATTCCAAAGCGGTAGGGGATAAATTTGCGAAAGTGGACAGTACAACTGCTTCACTAAAGGAAGATTTATCAAGCCTTTTTTCTGAACCATATATTTCAGTATCAGACAGAACAACAGTTAACATTGTAAATGGTAATGATGTTTTTTCAAATATCTCTTTAAAAAATGGTAACGAATATGTTGTATTAACTGATTACATGGGAATAATCTATCTCTATAATGAAGATAATCTGCAGAGCAGATTTTTATTTACAAATGGTTATTGCGAATTTACACCGAATGCAAGTAGAACAATGGTTTCGGGCAGTAGTACATTTACTGCAAAGCTAATATTTGTTGATGTAACTAATAATCCAGAGTATAAAGATTTTCTTAAAAAGAATGGTATTGACTATGCCGGTAAATATCATATAGCCTATAATGATTTAGACAATCTTTTAGAAGATAATTTTATTCCACTTAAAAATATATGGGATGAGATTGGCTCAAGAGTTGTAATAAAAAGTGACTCAATTGATATATTCAATATTAATGGAAATAACTTTACTATCAAAATGAATGATAATAATAAAGACGGATATATTATCTTTTCGGAAATATTCAAAGTTGGCCATAAATATGCTATATATTATAACGTAAAAGCAAATTCCAATTATAACTTTTCGATACGTCTTTATAATATGGGTTGGGCACAGCATATAATTAATGCGCAGCAGACTGCAAATGTTGTTGCAACAGACACAATAATCGTTTCGATAAACACAAACGGTCAATTTTCAATTGATTTGACTAGCGAAAACAATGGATCCGAATTTACTGGCACATTAAAGGTTTATGACATTACGGGGCTTGATAATATTGTTGAAACTTTTGATTTTGAAAACCTTAAAGACGAAACAGTTGAACTCAAAGTAAACCGTTCACAACAAATTGCATCTGACAATCACTTGAATGGAAAAAAAGTAGTTTTTTACGGTGACAGTATCACTGCGCAAAATAAATTTCCTGTCATTGTTAAGGAATATTATGGCATAAATGCAGTGAATATGGGTGTTGGAGGTTCTACCATTTTTTACAGGTCAAACTCTGATATGTCATCTGATACTCGTATAAACAATATACCAAGTGATGCTGACATTGTTATGATCATGGGTGGAACGAATGATTGGGGAAAAACACAAATCGAAGACGAATTAACTTATTCTAACGGATTTGACCGAACCAAATTTAAGGGTGCTATAGCTTATATTGTACAACATATACAAGCACAGTGTCCTAATGCAAAAATCATTTGGTGTACTACTATTGGAGGGCAAAACGAAACAAGGGTCACTAGTAGTCCTACTATTCAGTATTTACCACAGAAAGATAGCTTCGGTCAGAGTGGCTATACTTTTCGAAGTGCCGAAATTGAAGTATGTAATATATTGGGAATCGAGGTGTGCGACACTTGGTCTTGTGGTATTAACGGGAATAATGCTTATACCATGATAGGAGATACTGTACATCCGACAGATGCTGGCGCAAAGCTGATTGCAAATTATATTATTGGACACTTGAAATCTGTAATAATCTAAAGAGGGCTTTAGCGAAGCATTGCGCTCCTTAATTTTGAGGGGCGCACCAAATATGAAAGGAATGATATAATGAGCAAATTACAGGAATTTTTAAACCTTGGTGATTATTACGCATCCAACGGCGGGTACCTTGAAAAGAAAAGTAATGCCTATCTGGATGATTTTAAGAAAAATGCAGGATATAACAATTACACTAAATTTGCAAGAGATGTAAATAACTGGGGGCAGCCAGGATGCCAGAAGCAGCCGTGGTGTGCGGAATATCAGTTTTGGAAATTGGTAAAAGTTCTTGGAATCACCAAAGCATTAAAGATCATGGGCGGAGGTTTTTACAATTGCGTATCAATCACTAATTGGGCTAAGAAAAAAGGTACTTGGCGCAATACTCCAAAGGTAGGTGCGCTTGTAATCTTCCGCAATGGCTCCCATGTTGGAAGTGTGCAGAGTTTTGATAGCTCGAGAATCTATACAAATGAAGGAAATACTTCTAGTGCAGCTGGAGTAGTAGCAAATGGCGGTGCAGTCCGAAATAAGTCCTATTTAATCAGTGATTCTTCCATTGATGGATATGTTTGGATTGACTGGGACAAAACAGTACAGGAGACTTGGAAAAAGACAGGAACCAGAGTAGCAACAGTAAATGATTTGTACGTCCGTGAGGCACCGAATGGCTACGTTATGAGTTCAATCAATAAAGGAACCGTTGTTGAAATTGATGGAAAAACAAGTGGAAAGTGGACGCATGTAAAAGTTTCCGGTATCGGTATTGGTTGGATCTGGACTGGATATCTGGCAAAAGAATCAGTTAATAAGCCAATTGTAATTTCAAGCAAACAGGATAAGACACAGGTGCTTTTCAAGGGGAATGTAACCGCCACTGTGCTTAATGTGCGTACCTGGGCTGGAACTGAGTATCCGAACATCAAAAAATACCCAACTCTTAACCAGGGCAACGAAGTAGAAGTTATGAATTATACACAGAAAGATAAAAACGGCAGCAAATGGTATTATATTTGTATTGCAGGAAAGTATTATGGCTTTGTATCTGCAAAATATATTAAGAAGCAGTAAAAATATCCCGGGGAATTAACCCCGGGAATTTCTTTTATTTAATTACTGATAACATCAATGAGCCAGTTCGTCAGCACATAGAAGATATCATTAATTATTCTTCTGGATTTTTGGGAAAATGTCTAGCTGGAAACCAATCTCGTTGCCTTTCCCATAAGCGTTTTTAGTATCTTTTGAGTAGGCAACCTTTTCAATCAAACTCTTAAGCATTTTATTCTTCGATTCCGTGTCAAGGCTCCAATAGTTATCAAGTAGCTCTTCACAACGCGGGATAAAATCTGATTGTTGTTTTATAATGTTTTCGTCGTGTTTGATTTCTTCTTTTAATTTTTCTATAGTATCGGAGCAAGACTGGATAGATGCGGATATTGTTTTGGCACGTTCAAGGAAAACCTCAGTGGTATAGATACCCTGTTCGAGTAGGTCATATTGTTTTGCTTTTTGGGCGTTTAAGCTTTCCAGCTCGTTTTCTTTTTCATGTATGAGATTTTGTTTAGAAATTATTGTTAAATCAATAGCCTGTGAAGATGTATTAATATCATTGTTTAACTTATATTTCTCCACAATCTCCCTAATTCCATCAAGCACAGCTTTTTCAACCAGAGATAACTTGCTGCTCACTGTGGGGCAAGACGTATATGGACACATGAGGGTATCTTCCTGCCCGCGCTTTTGATAAGGGCGGCGAACCATGGCGCGACCACATTTGCTGCAATAGACAATTCCGGAAAGCGGGTTGCGGATTGAGTTTTTTATACTGATTGGGCGAGGTGGGTTCTTTTTTCGTATTTCCTGTACAGAGTTAAATAGATCCTCTGATATAATAGCCGGATGTAATCCATCACAAATAAGAGTATCTTTTGATCGAGGACGTGTTTTAATTACCTGGCCATTTTGTATAGTTTTTACTGTTTTTCGGCCATTCCACCGGATTTTCCCGATGTATACCGGATTTGTTAGGATCCCCTGTATACTGGCAGGAGTCCAGTCGCCGCATAGTGCAGATTCTATTCCCATTTCATTTAATTTCCGTGCAATCTTCGCAACTCCAATTTGTTCGCAGCCATCACCGGCATACCAGGTGTAGATCATTTTTACAATCTCAGCTTGAGTCGGAACAGGTCGGAGAGTATAGCCTTTTTCTTTTTCGAGCTTAACTCTTTCGTATCCGTAAGGTGGTTTGTTGCCACAGTATTTCCCTTCTTTTACTGATGAGATCCTTCCGGCGTTCAGTCGGCGCTTGATGGTTTTATATTCTCTTCGGCTCATAAATAGTCCAAACTCAAAATACTCTTCATCAAATTCATTGTTCGGGTCGTATATTTTTGTTGGGGTAATAATCTTCGTGTCGGAATATTGGAATGCTCTGGACACAACACCTTGGTCGATTGTGTCACCTCTGGCAAGACGTTCAACTTCCACAACCAGAACTCCATCCCACATACCGGATTCTACCTCATGTAGAAGCTGCTGCATAACAGGACGGTCGGCGATAGTTTCTCCAGATACCACTTCACGGTAAATTGCACCCACAATGTACTCTTTTTTCTTTGCGAGATCTAACAAGATCCGTTCATGTCTAGCAAGAGTTTCACCCTCTCCATGTGCTTCAGCTTCCCGATCAGCTCTGGATTTCCTTAGATAGATACATACCGATTCATTCATTTTATTATTCTCCTTTTTTAACTTGTGTGATAATCCAGGAGATGGTATAATTATGGTGTAGGTAAGATTTTCTCCGAGATTATCTTATTTATTAAACCGGTTCCTGTTGGTCGCAGGAGTCGGTTTTTTAAATTATAGCACAATATAAAAATAAATAAAGCATAATAATTTGGTACAAATTACGTAAATTCACTATTATTATATAAAAATTGATGGTATAATCAAGAAAAAAAATGGGAGGTGCAATATGAAAAGAAACAAGAAAATTTTAACAGTTATCACAATCTTATTGCTCATTGTATGTATGGCGGTTCCGGTATCGGCAGCGGGCAAGATCAATAAGAAAAAAGCCACTTTGAAAGTCGGTCAAACATTACAATTAAAAGTAACCGGTACAAAGGGAAAGGTAAAATGGAAAAGTAGTAAGAAATCTGTTGCAACGGTATCTTCTAAGGGACGCGTAAAAGCAAAGAAAAAAGGATCCGCAACGATTACTGCAAAGGTCGGAAAAAAGAAATACACTTGTAAAGTTACCGTTAAAAAGCCAGCTACTAACAGTAATGGTGGTTTTAGTGGAAATACAAATGCGAATACAAATGCTAATACCAGCGGTAAAAAGAACGTTGTAACCTATCATGCGGAATCGACACCGTATGGAGCAGTGGCAATTCTGGAAAACCATTATGACTATACAGTTGATTTAACTGTTGAATTTGTGTATTATCTGAATGGTTCTATGATCGGAACAAGCAAAGGATATAATTACGCTTTTGCGCCACACTCAAAATGTGCGCTTCAAGGTTGGAATCATGATAAGACCTGGGATTCCTTCAAAATAAATTTGAAAATAGAAAAAGCTTCAAATACTATAACGAATAATTCTGGCATTCGCTATTCTTCGAATTTTGGAGATAACAACGTAATGGTTGAGGTGAAAAATGTAGGTAGAAAAAACTATTCCACTCAGATAGGAGTTGTATTTTATCAGAATGGAAGAATTGTAGGTTATAATTATAATTACGCCCATGTGGAAAATCCTGGATCAACTGCTTATCTTCAATTTAATTTTCCGTATGACAGGGATTACAATGATATTATCCCGGATAGATACGAGGTATATGTAAATAATTCGTACACGTACAGCTGGATGAATTAAAAAAAATAGAACTGGGGATTTAACTCCTCAGTTCTTTTTTTGTTGAGAAATGTAGAATTTTCTCGATTTTCGTCAAATACAGTATTAATGTAAGAAAATTTGTGCAAGATTGAGATATTGTATAATTGTTATATTTAGAGTATAATATAAACTAATTTTGGAGGGATTTTATGAAAGGAATAAAAAAGCTTGTTATATTTTTTCTGTTTGGGATAATGCTCACATTTTCTGTACGTGCGCCGCTATGCGAGAGCATCGACCCAACAGATTCCGAAGTGATTATTAAGGCAAGTGCCAATAATCAATACGTAATACATAATTATACACAGGCGGTTGTATCTGAAGCAGAACAGCAGCCATTTGTTGTAAATAAAAGCAATAATACTTTTGCGGAGTGTACATGCCATTTCTTTTTCAACCGTTCAAGGCAAAGGGAGGGCGCACTGTTCAAGCAGAGGGCGAGAAGCATGATCAGTCCGTTTTATATCGCTAAAAAGAGGGTATAATGAAATAAAAGAGAACAAATGTTCTTATTGTGCGATATTGGGAGGGACGGAAAATGGATTACAAGAAGGAAATTATTGAACTAATAGAAAGCTGTGATAATATTCACTGGCTAAAAACGATATACGCATACATAAAAAGATTAATAGGATAGTAAAGAAAAAGACAAGGGTTTGCGCATTGCCCTTGTCTTTCTTTTTTACTTGTTTGAAATCATGTCAATCAGTTCTTCAAGCTTATCCCATCCATCGTCGTCCAATCTGGCTAATGCAGATATAAGACGGTGTCTAAATGAATCTTCGCCGGATTTCTGTATGTCTGCAAGCATTTCTGCAATTTCTTCATCCTTGCTCTTTGGAACGAACATACTTCCTTTTCCTGTTCTGAGCCATTGTTCACTCACTCCAAATTCTCTGCATATAGATTTGATAACAGCATCTGTTGGATTTCTTAAACCAGTTTCATAATTAGTAATGGTATTTCCCTTTACTCCAATTATGTTTCCAAATGCCGTCTGAGTGAGCTTCTGGGATTTGCGCACTTGTTTGATTCTGTCTTTCACTTTTCCTCACCTCCGATGATAATATATCATAAAAAACTCACAAAGTCAATATTTAATGTTGACATATAGCTCACATCGTGATATTATAAACTCACAAAGCAAGGAGGTGAACAGGTTGAAAAAAGTAGACTGGTCGATAGTAGCAATCGTACTCAGCATACTTTCCATTTTAATAAATCTTTGTTTTAGCGGACGAGATTTATTAAGAAATTTACGTTGGATATTATCTTGTCTAGGTTGGTAAGTATTGAAACAATGACGGATATTACAGAAATAATTGTTGCAACATTAGCTTTCTTCTTAGCTTTAATCGAATCAGCAACAGCAGAATCGGCTATTTGTTTTGCACTGTTAGCAATATCTTTTAATGTTTCGTATTTTTCCTCATCTGCCATCTGTTTATATACGCTATACGGCAATGGCGGATTGGTTGCCATCATTGGCATTTTAAAATCCATTTTTATCACCTCCCGTCTACTGGGAGTATATCACAAGAAAAGAGGTGCGTATATGTCAGAAAAAGAAAAAAGAATCGTTGAAAAGCTGAAAGACGCGATTCCTAATATGTCAGAATTTGACAAAGGTTACATTCTTGGAAAGACGGAAAGTTTTTCTGAGAATAAGACAGATGATTCTGACCAGAAAGAAGAGACCAAGAAAGGAGCGTAAATGGACGCATTACAATTTAACAAAGCCGTCAGCCAACACTGCAAAGAATCTGGTGGAGACTGTTGCAAATGTGACCTACGGCTTTACTGTTACCTATCGCCAAGTGAGCGACCAGATGAGTTAGTGAGTTTGGTTATTGATTTTTTGCATAACCACATTGAAAACCATGGTCATTATACCCATCACAGTGCGGCTTCATTTCCGTGTATTGATGATATGGACATGAGCACCGCAGTAGGCGGAGAACTGTTACCAGAAGCAAAAAGAAGCAAATAACATATCTTAACATAGTGAATGCATAAAAGGGAGGTTTACTGATGGCAGTAATCAAAACAATCAAAAAGGGATCTGGGGTAATCAGAATACATGATGATTACTGCAAGGATAACACACCGGAAGACAATCAAAAAATCGTCGATGAATGCTCAAGAATTATCTTGGACTACTACAGAAGAAAAGAAGCAAATTTGGCATAAGCGCCCCGGAGGGAGTCGACACCTCCACCCCGGAGCAGTAAGCCACTAAACCAACCTTAGTGGATACAGGTAAATTATAATCCTCTATCCGCTAAAAAGTCAATATTAAGCGAGAGGAAAATAACATGGAAAATAAAAAAAATGCAACAAACAACGAAAAGATTACATGGAACGATTTGGAAACAATGCTGGCTACCGAAATCGTGAAAAAAGCAAAGAGAGAGACTAAGAAGTGGTTCAGTGCATGGCTTTTGACTGCCGCGCTGTTAATCATTACTAATATCTTCTGGTATATTGCTTACAGTCTGTAATCTTTTTCTTTTTGGAGGGAAAAGAATGAAATCACCTAGACAAAATAGAAAGGATATCGTAGTCAGTGCGATTATTGGGATTCTGCTTACTTTTCTTCCGGTGTGGATGTGGGAGAAGAGCTTGCAGCAGATCCTGGCAGGCATTGTATTCGCACTGTTTACGTATTTAGCACTGCTTTGAGAAAGGAGAATGGAAATGTTGTGGAAAATGATTAAGGAGATTATCGATCTCGGAGAACGTATTTATAATGAAACACCTGCTTATTTATCCATTGATATTAGCACTGGAACTGGATCTGTTAACATCTATATCATGGATAGAGGTTTTGAAAATGATCATGGATATGATGGATTATACACGCTCTTATTAAGTGACGCGCAAGAAAAATTTAATCGTAGACAGTTTGAAAAAGCTAAAACTCACATGCTTAGACTTCTTGAAGAAGAGGTGAATGCTAATGATGTATGAGACATCAATGCTCAGAATGCTACCTACACTCACCCTGGCCCAGGTAATCAATGATCTTCTCCGGGAAATGCAGAGTCGAGGAGACAATATCCTTGATTATGAAAATGCGGACATGTACCTGGACAGAATCGAATATCACGCTGGAGACCGAAAGGAAGATGGAAAGATTGTTCCAGGAGAGGGCGACAGATCAGACAACCTGTATTGCTTTTTTAAGGCGGTGTAAACATGGAAGAGCGCATTAATGAGATTTTTAGATTGATTGACACCCAGCTTGCTATTGTGCCGGATAATCCGATAGAGGAATCATACAAGGCAAGAACATTGGCAAGCTACGTACAAGCCTTAAATGGGCTTTTAACGGCTCAGAAATCATATAAGGAGGAAAGTATTAGTGAGTGAATTTGAAATCCGTATTCCGGCAAGGAAGAAGCAGCCGGCAACCGATAAGGATAACCCTGTCGTGAAAGTTTCGCCGGAAGCGTACAACGCACTGGTTGAGATTTATAACGAATCAACCATATCAATGAAAGATATTGCAAGTTTGCTGATCGTTGAGGGCAGCAAGCATGTGGTTTATGACAAGGAGGAATAGCAATGGCAACACCAGTATTAATTATTGGAAAATCTGGTTCTGGCAAGAGTACCAGTTTGAGAAACTGCCAGAATTCTGACTGGAACCTTATTAGAGTATTGAATAAACCACTTCCGTTTAAAGGAAAGATTGACGGATGGTTTACGGATGATTACCAGCAGGTAATGAAGTGCCTGATCGCATCAAAAGCAGAGTCAATTGTTATTGATGATGCAGGCTATCTTATCACTAATCACTTTATGAGAGGGCATGCTTCTGCCGGAAAAGGCAATGCAGTGTTTGCTCTGTACAATGATATTGGAGACTATTTCTGGAATCTTATCCAGTTTATCGTCACGAAAGTACCGCAGGACAAGATCGTATATATGATGATGCACGAAGAAAAGGATGATTCTGGAGATG